GCATGGATACTCTCAGAAGGGCAGGTTGTGGGAGAGGATGCGCCGTGCACGGCTCGCCTGTATCAGGTCATCAATGCGCGTTCGGCCCGGTTGTAGCGCATGAGTGCGCCATGATGACGGAATATCGCGCAGGCAGCGGTATCCTAACGCCATGGCCATGGCGCTGTCATCATGTGCGCCCTTGGGAGCTTCCGGCGCTATCTTTCCTGCAGGGATGGTGAGGCTGCGCAGCTCCATCCATGTGACCCTGTCCATGACCTTGATGACCTGCAGGGACTCGCGCAGGGTGTCAAAGGCCTCGAGCTTGCTCTGCAATGTGGTCACCCATGGCTTCTGCTGGGGGCTGCGCCACTGCTGCCGATAGCCACAGTGCGACACCTCGAGCAGGAAGGCATGCCCATGGTTGTTGCTCTCGGCAAGCATCAGGGCGCTGTTGTATCTGGTAGCCACCTGGATGCACCTGTGCGCCCATGCAGCAGGGGTGACCTTGTTGTTCCTCTCGGTGTACACCGGCTGCATGGTGCTGACCGATATGACGCACAGGGCGCTGTAGTCGCCTCCCACTCCGCCCCCGATGTCCACACCCATGACATACCGGTCATGCGGGTGAGGTGCCTCCACCTCTCGCCCATGCCTGCTGCCGTGCAGCTCATGCTCAATCACATGGATGCCTTGCAGCACCTCCTCACCATAGTACCCACCCTCTCTGCCAAGGAAGCAGTCATCGAGGCAGGCAGGGTACTCGCGCCGGAACTTGTAGGGGCCAAGGGTGGCGAGGTAGCGCCTGCGCCATGCAAGCTGCCCGTCTGTCAGCCCGTAGGCTTTGACAAGCTCCTCCTCACCCTCAGTATGCTCAAACTCCACAGGCTGGGGGTCTGCATACTTTGGCTCCTCCTGCCACCAATGGGTGATGAGGTGCCAGCCATTCTCTGGTGCTCCTGCGATGAGCTCGCTGAAGCGGTCACCCGGATTGTTGGCTGTGCTCTCAATCATCAGCAGCCCATCACCCACAGCAGACAGCGCCTGTGCAAGCAGCTCCTCCTGGTCAAGGGCGAAGGCAAACTCGGACAGCAGCACAGCCTTGGGGGAGAAACTGCGCAGGCCTGTGCTTGACCTCGAGGTGAAGGCCTTGAGCGTTGCCCCTGTGTCTGCAAGGCGCAGCTCACCCTTTGCCCTCGTGTCGAGCTGTCGCTGCAGCATCTTGGGCGGGTGGTGCATCCACCTCCTGTTGTCATCGAGGAGGGCAGTGGCAGACTCAGCCCGTAGGGACACGAGGGCGAACAGGGCACTGGTAGGGGTGGCCATCCACTGTTGATGCAGCACCATCTTGCAAGCTGTGGTGGCTGCCACCTGCCTTGCCTTGATGCAGATGATGCGCTTGTACCCTCGCTTGACAGCGTTGAATATCTTTGTCTGCATGGGCAGCGGGTGGAACGGTATCTCCTGCTTGCTGTCCTTGTGCTGCACTCGATGCAAGCGGCAGAACAGGGCAGGGTCACCCACGAGGCCTGTGACCTCAGGGTGGAGCTCAGGAGGGATGTGCGCCGGTATGTATGTGGTCATGGTGTCCTCTCACCACCAACCTACCACTCTCCCACCAGGCTGAGCACGTTGCGCAGCTCCTCCACCTCAGGGGTGTCTGCTGTGGCTTCTGCCCGTTGCTGGGCTGCTGCCTTGCTCCACTCGAGCACCCTCCATGCGGTATCCATCCGTGCCTTGTTGGGTGTCTCCCTGCCCTGCAGTGTGGCCTCGATACTGCTGATGGCTTCAGGGGCAAGCTGTGCCACTGCCTCGAGCAGCTCCTGCTCTGTCATCGTCTTTGTCTGTGGCATAGGTATTTCTCCAGAGTGAGGGGTATCTCTTGACATGCCGACCCTGCACACACCTAAATGCCCATGAATAGCCCCGAGTGCAGGGTGTGTGGGGTTTTCCGGTTTTCTTGTGTACTCAAGAAATAGCACATTTTCTGTGGAGCAGAAATCGGGGCTGAAGATGCACACCCTGCACTCTGCCCATGCCTGGCTTGTTTTGGTGTGTGCAGGGTACGCACGTCAAGACTTATGACCTGTGACACAACAATGACCAAACTGTGACACAGGATGGTACCATTGGACCCACCGGTACCCTTGGCACCATTGGTACCATGCGCTATGCTGTCTGTGCCCGGCGCGGAGCCTTCAAGCCTCAAGCAAAATAGTTTGCTCGCTGGCACCGGATTCTGAAGCCGCGCCGGGCACTCATCGAGAGGACACCATGACTGCACGCACTTTCTTTGTAGACATCTACGAGGGCCCTCACGTTGGATGGGAATCCTGCAACCCACTCGACCGGGACTTGAACGAGAAAGGGATCACTGAGAAAGAAGCGCGTGAGAGGGTTGCAGGAGAGCGGCGCCCATGGCGCCTGTACCAAAAGGTAAACGGCAAAATCGTAGCCTCTTGGGAAGGGGGCCAAAGCGTCGATGACGCAGACCACGGTGCCTGGATCGCCTCGGTTTCTTACTGACCACCACACCCGAGAGGACACCATGAGTCGCATCCACTACATCGTAGTCAGTCGCCACGACAAGGCAGTGACCCCCAACGCTCGCATCAATGACATCCAAGCTGTCTATGACAGCCTCGAGCATCTGATGCAGGACTTTCAGCCTGCGCCGGTGACCAAGTGGAGCGTCACCAATCGCATCGGCTCCCGTTGGGATGCTGAGCCAGTGGAGGAGGTGCCCGAGCTCAAGGGGCTGTGCTGGAGTGGCACCACAGATGCAGGGGATGGCAAGGTCATCGTCATGTACGAGACTCCTGCCTACCGCACGATGATGGAGGATGACTACCTCTTTTTCCGCAATGCAAAACGGGCCTGAGCCCACCACACCCGAGAGGACACCATGCAACAGCACATTGAAGACGCAGCAGGGGCAGTCATCATCTTTGCCCTCATCTTTCTGGCAATGAGCATCTGAGGACACCATGACCCGTAGTATCCGAGAAGACGCCTACAGCGACATCATCCAGACCCTGCAGAAGGTGGAGCAGTCTGCTGCCCGCCTTGCCAATGATGCACAGCACCTCAAGCACGAGGAGCTGCAGGCACGGGTGGACAACCATGAACGGGCTGTGGTGTTTGCCGTCATCGCCCTGACTGAAACCGTGCAGCGCCTGCAAAGGGGGGACCGATGACCACAGCAGCAGACTACCGCCCCCGTATGTCCCCTGAGCTTACCGCTGAGCTGAAGCTTGCTGCAGGGCTCGCAGGCCTGACTGTGCCTGAGTACCTTGACCAGGTGGTCAGGCCCTACGTCGCCACAGATGCCCAACAGCGCATCGAGCGCAAGCACCTTCAGCGGGTCACAGGAACAGACACAGAATGAATGCACAGCATCCCGATACCCGTGTGCGGTCCGTGTGGCCCACCCCTCCTGAGGGCTGCTGCTATGTGGAGCAGTCCCTCAAGGGTGGTGACTACATCAGCACCGGCTACTTTCACCGGGGCACAGTGGACGACAAGGGCAGGGGGCGCAGTGTCGAGAACTGCCAAGGGGTCACCTCCCTTTTCTTTGACCTTGACCTGCTTGGTCTGGTGGATGCTGCCCGGCTTGCTCGAGGGCAGGCACTGCCCGACAAGGCTGCTGACCGCAAGGCGCACATGTACCAGATGCCGGAGGAACAACGGCAGCAGTGGCTGGACCTGCTCCTGCAGGATGTGGGTGGCATCCTCGAGTCTGTCATGGGTGCGCCGCCCACCCTCACCATCTGCAGCGGGTGGGGCTACCACTTCCACTATGCAGTCAGTGAGCCCATGCGGACGGAGAAGGCTGCCCTGCAGTCCCTGCATGCTGCTGTGGTCGATGAGTGCAACAGGCAGGCAAGTGAGGTGGGGCAGACGCTGCACCCACCCCTCACCACCTACCACAAGGCCTATGACCGTACCCATGATGTGGGCGCAAGGCTTGCTCGCGCACCCGGTAGCCAGAACACAAAGTGCGCATGGCGCATGAGCTCAGTGGACATCATTGCCGCGTCTGACACCGTGCTGGATTCAGACACAGTGGGCAGACTCCGGGCGCAGTGGGAGAGGCAGGGGCAGCTCACGGCCAATGACAAGGCACGAGCAAAGGGCAGCCCTGTCCCCTCGAGGAAGCGCCCAAGGCAAGCCAAGTCTGTGGATGTGGATTTCCGGGCGCAGCGCCTTGCAGACGGCCGGTCATGGCAGCAGCTCGCAGACGCACTGGCACCGGGTGAGCGCCTCAAGGTCATCTGCCCGTTCGGTGGCACCAGTGTGGGCAGTGGCTTCTTTCACAGGGAGCAGGACGGGCGCGTCCGCTACTACTCCTCCATGCAGGCTGTGACCTATTGGAACAGCTACCGGCCCAGCACTACACCTGGACTGGTGGACCTGCGACGGTCCCCACCCAAGAAGGATGGGACGCAGGGGCGCATCCTCAACAGCGTCACCAACCTGCACACCATGCTCACCCATGACGCTGCCTTCAGCCTGTGGTTCGATGAGTTTCGGCAGCAGGAGATGGACGGGCATGACGTCATTGATGATGGCATCTGGGTGCGCGTCATCACTCACATGGAGTCTGCCTATGACTGGCAGTGGCGTGTGGGCAAGGAGCTGCTGTTCAGCGCCGTCGAGTTTGTGTGCAGGCAGTCTTCCCGCAACCCGGTGCAGGAATACGTCAAGCAGCTCAAGTGGGATGGCTGCCCGAGGATTGACCGTTGGCTGCTCGAGGTCTGCAACACTGAAGACCTGCCCATCTACCGGGTGTATGCACGCAAGTGGGTGCTGGGGCTGATGGCTCGACTGTTCAGCCCCGGATGTCAGCTACACACCTGCATGTTGCTCACAGGCCCACAGGGCTGGGGCAAGTCATCTGTGTGGCGTGAGTGGGCCAACTGGCCCGGACAGACTGAGCTGTACAGTGACACCCGCTTCAACATCAAGGACAAGGACTGCTATCTGCAGCTCTACAGCGCCCTCATCTACGAGGATGCGGAGATGGCAGGCAGCTCCAATGCAGACCAGGAGACGCGCAAGGCCTTCATCACTTCTGCTGTGGACCGTTTCCGCCCACCCTTTGGGCGCAAGATGCGCACCTACAGGCGGCACACAGTCATCACCATGACCTCAAATGAGCAGGACGTGCTCAGGGACCGGACTGGCTCAAGAAGGTACTGGGTGGTGCCTTGCTCGGGTGAGTCTGCAGGCCTGCGATGGTTGGGCAAATACCGCGACCAGATGCTGGCAGAAGCCTACGAGGAGTATCAGAAGGGGCAGCAGTGGTGGCTCACCCCGGATGAGTCAAAGATGCAGCGCAAGGCCAACGGGGTCTTCCAGTATCACGACTGGTTCTCACAATGCGCCCTCACCGCATGGGATGCCAACGGCGCAGGCCGGCGCAATCGCTTCACAGTTGCGGAGTTTGCCGCAGCAATAGACCAGAATCTGTCCGTTCAAAGGTTCGGACTCAGCCTAAGCTCTGCGCTCCATGCTGCAGGCTTCACCCGGTACCGCTCAGGCGGTGCCACCTACTACTACAAGACCGGTGACTCCACAGGCTCAGCCACCGGACTCCTTGCCATCAGGGGCCTGACCCGTTCCAGCCATGAGCAGCAGGCTGGGCTTTGAGAGGACACAACATGTTTGAACTATTCAGCGTCACCGACAAGCGTGCAGACCTTGCCAAGGCCTTGGTGAAGGCGCAGGCCTCCATGGGGCCAGCCATCAAGGACAGCAAGAACCCACACTACCGCAGCAGCTATGCCAGCCTCAGTGCAGTCATCGGGGCTGTCATCCCTGCCCTCAATGAGCAGGGTGTAGCGGTCATGCAGCTGCCCCACCTGGATGAGTCCTATGTGCAGCTCACCACCATCCTGATGCACACCAGTGGGCAGATGCTCAGCAGCACTGTGGCCACACCCATGGGCAAGAAGCAGGATGCACAGGCAGTGGGCAGCGCCATCACCTACCTTCGCCGCTATGCCCTGCAGTCCATCATGGGGCTGCCTGTGGAGGATGATGACGGCAATGCCGCAAGCCGGCGCACTGTACAGCCCGTGCAGCGTCGCAGCCTTCCCAGCACACAGGACTGGGCTGCCCTCATTGCCCAGGAGCTTGAGGGTGCAGGCCTCACTGTGGATGCCTTCAAGGTCTATGCAGGCAAGGCAGGCAAGCCCGGACTTGATGCCATGACACCCCAGCAAAAGAAGCTCTGCTATGAGTGGCTTGCCCATGGCAATGGGCTCAAGGTCATCAAGAGCAGCACCTGACCACCCACTGCAAAGAGAGGACAACATGCAGATTCCCCTGA